TGTAAATTTTCCACAGCACTACCTAACCCATCACCCCAATCAAAGCTCAATTTGTTTTTCCCTTCAGATACTGTTATGTATGTTCTATATTCTGCCACCTCAAACCATTCACCATTCCAAGAATCTGTTTGGGCTGAAAATACTCCTCCTCCAAACACCCATAACTTACTATTATAATTCAAACTATTCCTAGCCATCATTGTTCCTACAATAGCACCCTGCATCACTGCTCGAGCTTCTCTTTGCCCTGCCAATATTTCCAACACCAATAACTTAGTCATAGAATAGGCTGTACCAGAAGCAGCATGCTTCCAAGCATTGGCTCTGGACCAAGTTACTAAATCAGAAGAAACTTGCATTGCTCCACTATATATTAAATCACCATCCCCTATTATAAGCGCACCATGATCTAAAATATAACTGTTTACAGCATTTCCTCCTCCATCCTTATTGGTGGCAGCAAAGTCAGAATTTTCAAATAACCCATCAGCAGTTTGATATCTTAATTTAAAATCTTGACAAAAATAATCACAGGTGGCTAATCCCTTTAATGTATATGAATTGCCATCAGGAATATCTATGTAATCATCAAAGTCCAATTCAAAAGTAACTTCTCCCGAATCAGGTAAAACAGGAGCTGTAAAAGCAAAAGCTATATTATTTTTTTTGGTTGCCCTTCCTAGTTGGTATGAGTAGATTGTAAAACGTGAAGCTGAGTCTGTAGACCATCCAGATACACCAGTTCTATTATCTCCCAACAAATAGTAATCCGTACCTAAATCACCATCCAATTTAAGTGTTAATTTATAAACAGCTTGGAACAAATCATCTGGGTCACCAGAATCATATACATAATCAATTCGGATCATCCCTCTGAAACTCAATATTCCAGTATCTAATAATTGACCAACAGAAACTGCGGTTTCATAACTAATGGCGGGAGGCAATAAATCAGTTATTGCTTTGTAATTATATTGAGCCAATACTTTTTGTAAAGGAGGATAATGCCTGTTTTGGATAGTAGCTTTTAGAGCTTCAGCGGCTTGTGTTATGGATACACGGAAGTCAGTGGTGGCATTACCTTGTAGTGTACCCGACTTATCAAACACTCTGGTATAACTAGATGTGTCCGCATAGTTATTGATTTGTAGCACGTTAAAACACCCATCTGACTGTATAATTCTAGCACCCCAAGCTTTACAAATCTGCCTCAGGGCTTCCATACAAGAAATTGCTTCATACGTTTCCAATTCCTGATTCTTTTCATTAAATACAGTTGAATAAACTTTACTGTATGCCAATGGGTCTTTTGCTTGAACTCGTGATGGATGAGCACTGTCCCACCAATCTACAGAAGTGAATAAGAAATCATCTGTTGCTCCCCAAAAAGCTTGTAATCCAGTTTTAGCTAAAATCCTATTCAGATGAGTTATAAAAGTAACCGAATCTGTATAAACAGTTCCTGAATTGTCATATGGTATTTCTTCTAATATAGCCAAATCAGTAGCTGTTATTTTAAACCTTCTTGGACGGGGCTCATTAAGTTCTTCAACTAAATCAGTTAACACCCAACCTGCCCAAAACAAATTGTTATTCTTATAAATCAAAATAGCAAATCTTTTTTCATCAGCTCCTAATATATCACTAATTAAAGAGCTGAAAGCCACCGTTTCATTTAAAGCATGTATAACCACTTCTGATCCAAATAGCTCATTAAAACGTTCACTACCTTCTGATGGGTAGTTTATATTGAAGCCCGGTGACTCTGTTTTAAAAGTAGTTGCTGATCCAGTATAGTCAGCATCCCATAAATCAATCCTCCAACGAACTCCTTTTATTTTGCTATAAACAGTGCTAGTATATCTTACATCACTCATATTCTTTTCCTCCGATAATTAGTTCTTTTGGATGCCAAAACAATATCCCTTCCTTCAAGTGCACCTTGTACTAAAATAGTCAGTTCTTGCTTTTCTGTATTTCCTTTCAATGCATTAGGAGCAAATATATCACTACCCATAGTAACACCACCCAAGTCTACATTCCTCAAAGCCATCTTTAAGAAATAACCCATTTTTTCAAAAGGCACTATTGCTTCCTTTCCACTTGGGTTGTCACCCACTGTTGCCAGAGTCCTTCCTTTCACCATTCCTCCTTCAGCGAAGGAAGAAGAACTGATCGCAGCGACCTGAGCAGCCGTGGTGGCTACTGATGCGGCAATTAGTACAGCGGTCATGACCCCAAAATCTGCTTTTGGAACAGTTGCTAATATATTCGTAATTGCTAATGCTCCATTTATTAAAGCTTGAGCAATTTTCATCTTCTTATCTTTTTCAAAATACTTTTTATTGATAGCTTCCTTTTTCTTTTCATCATCACCTGCAGCAGTCAACTCCTTTTGTCGATTGGCTTCTTCCAAAGTAGCTAAAGCATCTAATGCTTGGGATGATAATTGAAATACTTTTTGAACTATTTTCCATTTTTTATCAGCATCCTCCTCAGCATCTGCTTGATCCTTTGCCCTTTTATCTTTTAGCCACTTATAAAAATCGGTGTACCCACTCTTCTGGTATTCTAACCATAAATCAAATCCATGTGTCTTAATTAGGAAATCATTTTCAGCAATCTTAATGTCTTCTTGGATTTGCTTATCTTTTAAAGCTCTTTCTTTTTCGGCTTGAGCTTCTATCAATTTGAACTCATTATCCATCTGTTCGGAATGAAGCTCCATCATATTCTCAATGTGCTCTTCTCTTAACAGCTTTTTGTACTCTTCATTATCTCCAGCCAATTCAAGCTCTCTTTCATAACGAGCTCTTTCCATAGATTCAGCAAGTTCCAATCCTTCTTTACCAAGCTTGGCTTTCAACTGATTTATTTTCCTTTGTATTTCAGCTGCGGCTTCAATCTCTTCCTCTGATAAAACAACTTTACCTTCTCCAATTGGTACATCCCCATCTGGTGTAGTTGGTGTAGTTGGTGCTATTATATTCTTTATAAAACCCTTGTAAGCATCCTCTATTTGATTGACTTCTCTATTGGCTAATGCCGCTGATGCGCTTATATTAGAAAATGCCATTATCAAAGTTTGCATATCTATACCAGACACATCAGCAATTTCTTGCATAGACTTTGTAAAACCACCTATTGTAAAATCAGTTTTAACAAGTTCCTCATAATCTTTAAAAGCTGATTTCAAAACATTATTAGCAATCCCTGTTATTGATTCTAATTTGGAATATTCATCTAACTGAGTTTTGATAGACTTGGAAAGGACATCATTGATTTTGGCAGATTGTGTTTTAAGAGCTATTTCAGAAATCAAACCATCAATAACTAGGTTACGGGCTTCTTGTATATCATCCAAGGTAGATTTCTCAGTGAGCATATTCTCTAAGTACCCGCCATACTTTTCATTTATCTGCCCCAATATATCTCTATGTAAAGCACTACCTTTATTTGTCTGCTCTAATTGATTGAAAAGTTTAGTTGCCTCGGCAGTTCCTTCTCCTATAAGTTCATTAAATTCAGATTGTGAATCACTTACTTCTTTTTGGACAACAGCTGTTCCTTTCAAAGCTCTTTTGTAAGCTATAAATGCAGCAACCAAAGTAGCTAACACAGCGGCCATAGCCATCATAGGATTTCCAGCCATTGCTACCTTCTGCAGATTCATAGCTGTGGTCACTTTCTTTATAGAAGGAAGTAACACACCATAAAGATTTATCATCTTCCCAATAGATGAGGCCATTGCTCCCATTATTAGTAGTACAGGACCAGCCCCTGCAGCAATCGCTGCCCATTTAACAATATTCTTTTTCTGTTCATCAGATAATGCTCCAAACCATTTAGCTGTCTTTTCAAGCTTCTTTGTTATGTTTCCTAGTATATCTGATACTGGACCTTTCAAAGCATCCCCAAATTCTACTAAGGTTGTTTGAGCAGCGGCAATAGATTGATCTAATTTAAATTGAGCAGTTTCACTAGCTGATTCAAAAGCCCTATCCAATGAACCTGTTGTTTGTGTCAAAGCATCAAAGATGGCTATATTATCAGCGGCATTACTGCCCATAAGGTCAAGCACTCCAGATAAAGCTCTAATATTAGGAAATACATTTGCTATGGTTTGTTCACCCCACTCGGCTTGTAGTTCCTTAACATCAGTCAAGGCGGCAATCAATCCATCTTCTCTCAATGTCTTTCTTAATTCAGAGGAGCTGGTGCCCATCATTTGTAAAGCATCTTCAGCTTGTTGGGTTGGCTTGAGCATAGCCATCATAATATTCTTCAATTGCATAGAAGCTGTAGTGGCACTTGTTCCTGTTCTGGTCATAGCAGCAACAGCTGCCCCAACTTGATCAAAACTTACGGACATAGCACTAGCAATAGGAAGGACTTGCCCCAATGCCGCGGCTAGGTCAGGTGCCTCAGCTTTACCCTCTCTAACAGCGGCAACTAGGATATCAGTGGCAGTGGCGGCATTTAAGTTTTCTTTGCCATAAGCATTCATTGCTGAAGTGACTAAATCAGCCACCACCTTTGTTTCTCCTAATCCTGAGGCAGAAGCTTTGGCTGACATTTCTAGCACCTCCATTGCCTCTGCTCCTTTTATACCTGCTGATGTTATAAAGAAGAGGGCATCGGCAAGTTCTTTTGGCCCTCTTCCTACAGCCACAGACATATTCAAAATGTCCTTTTCCCAAGCTTGAACTTGTTCACGGGCCACTCCTACTAATCCAATGACCTTATCTAAGGAAGCTTCAAAATCCTTCTGCATCTTATAAGCTCCAGCCCCAATTGCTAACAAGGACAGAGTAAAAGCAACAGACATCATTTTACCAGCTTTAGACATCGTCTTTCCGGCTGTCATCATAGACGCTGATACTTTAGCCATCTGTGTCTGCATCTGCGTTGTAGCTCCTTTAAACTGTGCCTGAGCTTTACCCAAGGAAGAGGAAAAGGCAGTTGTGTCTAATCCTAATCCAGCTAACAGTTCACCAACAAATTTATTTGACATTATTTCTTACGTTTAAACTTTTTACCTGCCCAAGCATACAAAATCTTTTTCTGCTCTTCTAAGGTTTGGGGCTTCTTCTTCTCAACAGCTTTCTTATCCCATGGCAATGGTGCTAACTTTTCGGAAATCTTAGTGCCTTTTTTAAGAGGACGGCCATTCATTGCTAGCATATTAAGTATGTGCCAACGGAAGCCTTCCATCATATCTTTAAAAGTCAACTGACTCCTTTGGGTATGATCCTTCATAGCATAGTGAAATTCTAACGGTGTCAAATCATAGAATCCTGTTATTGGAATCTTCAAACGACTAATAGCTACACCACTAAGGTATTCCAAATCCGTTATTTTTTCTTTTCCTCCTGAGCTGTCATACTCGGCATCATTGCCATCAACTTTTTTTCATCAAGTCCGGGAAAGAACTCAGGAATCAAAGCCAAAAAATCAAAGAACACAAAGTCCATTATGTCTTCCATATCCTCCTTTTCAAAAGGCATGGAAAGCTCAATCATTTTATATCCTCTTTTAAGGGCATAATATAACATGAGCTCATATGAACCAAAATCATCAGAAGCCAAATCACCCACTTCTTTTCCAGCTTCTTCTTTTAACATTTTCAAAACATAATAAGATACACGGACTGGGTGTTTCTTTTCTCCTGTTTTTTCTCCTTTATTATTGTACTCGGGTATTGTTATAAATCTTAACATTTTTTTGTTTTTAAAAATTCATGATTAGAATTAACTCCCATCCTATGCAATGGAAGATAAGCCACCTGATGATAAAGTGATTTGACCGCTTATCTTGATAGATATATCAGTCATAATTTTATCATCCATAGCTATGTTCATTGGTAACTCAGTGATGAGTCCTTCAAAATCTAATGCCGTAGCATCATCATCTGGTAATAAAATCTGATAATTCTGCAATGTATCATCTTCAAAATCATCTTTCATGATCTCATATGTATCCCTTCGGAATATCATAGAAAGCTCAATGCTCCCTCCATCACGAAGACTTCCGATAAATTCACGGTACCCTCCTGTTGAATCAAAAGATGTTACGTCTATGGTCTCACGGCTCATACCCGGACCACTGATTGAAATAATTTCTGCAATTGTTGCCCATACTCCTACTGACGCTGAATCATCCCAACGTTTGAATATAGTTCCAATTCCGGAAACAGCTTGACTAGTCATAATTCATTTCCTCCTTTTAAATTTTAATTTTTTGTAATTCGAAATTTGTTACTAAACGTATTCTGTTATTCTCATCCCAGTCCAATTGGAATGGAGAGTTTGAACAACGAATCACGGTAAACTTAACATCATTGATTTCCTCATTTCCTTTATTGTGAAGGAAGTCAACAATATCATTTATCAATTCCCAAGCACTAGCTTGTGAGTTATCTCTAACACGTATTTGAATATTGCCTCTATAATACTCATCACCCTTGGTAGGCATTAAATCTACCTGTCCACCGGGGGTGTCAAAAATTGTAACACAATCATCTGGACTGGATGGTTCTTTTGCTATAAATAAATTAGTGGCAAAAGATAAGCCCAATGAGCTTTCACCTTCCAACAGGTCTTTAATATCCTCAGAATTGCTATTCATCTTTTTGTCATATTATTTTTTATCAAAATCAATACCTGCTTTTTATTCCTTTCCCAAGCGGCCTCAAAGAACTTAGCACCTGCCCCGGGCCGCCCATGTGTCTTTTTTGTTTTAATATCTGTATAGTGAAATTTAGCTCCTACATTCTCATGAACATATATAGCATAATTAGCACTGAAACCTAGTATAACACTTGCCCTGCCTGAACCTACTGCTAATTGTTTACTATTGCTAACCACCGTAGAATGTCCTGATGCCATTTCTGATGCTTCTTCTCCTTTAAAATTAGGTGACCCACCCACTTTGCTTTCTCCTCTGGATGTCACCACAAAAAAGGAAGCTCTTAAATTGCCTAAATCAATTGGTACTTTTGGAGATGTATTTTCCATATCTGTACGAATTAAAATAGCGGCATCAATCATACCCTCCATGGCATCACCTTTCATCTTGACCAATTGCTTATTGATATTAGCAACCACCTGATCCATTCCCTTTATTGTAAAGTGACCTTTCATAATACATATGCCTCCCGTACAAATTCAGTTGTTGATTTAAATAATGGCACCTTTTCCACTTTGATAATCTCTCTGGCTCCATCCACCTCTAAAGGATTGTCGGGGTCAGAGCTTAAATCATCTAAGCTTCCCAAATATAAATATCCTTCCAAAGCAACATCTTGTGTTAATAGAATCTTTGCGCCAGCCACAATTTCCTTTCCTTCCTTCCTTATAGATTCATTTTGGACAAGCTCGGTTATTTGCTCCCACCTACAAGCGATTTCAACAGCAGTGTCATAGGTATTTCCACCCCGACCATCGGGCGACGGATTGCCCCAATATACGGCTGTCTGTACGCAGACCTTTTCAATGAATCTTATTATACCACTTGTCATAATCTTTTATTCAAAACTTGTTACAGCATATATGCTTGCTTTCTTTCCTCCTAATGAAGCAAAGTTGCCTGTACTATCTAATGTTAGAACCATCTGTCCATAAGCTGTGGAACTAAGATTCAAGCCTGTCTTTCCAACATACTTAATTTTAGCACTTCCTGCTTCCTCCTCCTGCCCCATCCGTTCTCTGGTTGAGGCTATCATATGGGCAGTTAGCCACTTCTCAATAGACTCCTTTAATGTATCACCCAAAGTGGTATCATCACCTAGTACATTAGTGACTAATGCATTGGCATCTCCTATATAGGCATCCACTATGGTATCTGATAAATCAGTATCAATTATTTGCTTAACTTCTGCAGCTGTTGTCCTTGCCATCTCCTTATATTTTTTGTCTGCTTTTCCAAAGCATTGGATCAATAAAACTTAACACATCACTATTCCATTCAAGTCCTAACCACTTAATGGTGGCCATCAATTCTGAATAATCTCCATACACCATCTTCTCTGGCCATATTTCCTTGAACTGTATTTTTTCCTTCATAGCTTCAAACCTACCTAAGTGCTGATTCACCCACCATTCCCAACCTTCGGCTTCACTCATCACACCTACTTCCTTTTGTATAAAGGAGTGGTGGAAAGCTCTCATGAATCCTGTCTTTAAACAACTATCAACTATGTCATCTGTTTTCCTCCTAACAATCACCCACTTAGCTTCTGGAAAACAATCATACCAGATGGGCCATAACAACCCAATCTTTGGGTCTTTGTACATTATACTTCCTTTTCTGAACCCCTCTTCCTTAAACACTTTTAAAAAAGAGCTTTTCCAATAATGAGGGGTTTGCAAGGAATCTGTTTTGGGAAGAGGATATTGACCCATTGGGTCAACATTAAGTTTCTTTAAAAAGGGCTTGACCATACTGCTAATTATTTTATGGTTTTCAAACATACCCTTCTTATTGTTTCTGTTTGGGCCATTCATCTTTCCTCCGAATGCTCCACATTTGTTAATGGAGCCAGCTACCATACTGGTACCAGACCTTGGACAACCTGTAATTATGATCAAATTTTTCACTTCCATTTTTCTACTATTAAAGTGTCATTAACTTCGTGTGGTCTTGGCTGACCATGGAAGCAAATAACCTGTGCCCCATTATGTTTGTAATCATTCATTAAGAAATCCCTTTTGTAACTGATAACAGATAAGCTTTCTTGTATTTTAATTGGATTCTTTCTGGTGGCTGATTTATATGTCTTTTCAATAAAGGTCTGATCACCTATCAAATCCCCACCAGCTTTAGAAAACCGAGGAGCTTTTTTGTTCCTCAACTTCTCATAGATAAAGGACAAATCACAATCCCAAGTCATTATACCAGACATCAAAAAAGTACTGCCTCTAAAATTGTCCAGCATCCTAAAACCAGAAAAAGGTTTAAACAAAGAATCTATGCTTTTCAATATTACGGTATCCAAATCAAAATAAACAACCTGCCTACTGTCTGGAAATATACCATGCCTAAATAACTCAATCTTGCTCCACCAGCCGGGCCAGTTATTCCTTAATGGTATAACTTCTTCTGGTGCCAATTTTAAAGCCGTAGAATCGGTCAAACATCTGAAATGTATTTTCCTTTTAGTATTCTTTTTAATCATGCTCCTGAGCTTGTAAACATACTCAGGGGTGTAATCTCCACCTGTCTTTAAAACACAAACAGCATAATCCTTTTCTTGGGTTGAATAAACATCTGATAAATTAACTCTTTCAAAAGCTGTGATAGCACTATCTGGATTAACATTTAAAATCTCCACACCTAATCTTTTAGCATCTCTAGCAATCTTGGGAAAGCCCTCTGAATGCCTGATAAAAGTTTTTTGTATTTGCGACTCTTTCTTGGGCTTCTTTCCATATAGCTTATGCCAATGTTGGTCTTTATGATCTTTCAACTTCATATCAAATCCCAATAACATAATCCTTTTAGCTCCCAAATGAACTGCTAAGTTAATAGCTGATGAACCACTATTCCTATTCCAACGAATCTTAGTTGGATCATCTGACAATCCAAAAGGCTTATCACGATCCACTACTTTGATTCCATAATCCAAATGATTCACTTTTCCTGATAAAGTAACTAATGTATGATCCAGCTTTACTAATTCATGTAAATGAGTTAAGTAAAAAGGAACATCACCAAAGAATGTAAAATCAATAAAATCCCCAAGCCTATAAGCTACATTAACACCAATGACATGCTTATCCCTTAATATATGTCA